ATGCTACAGTTTACTCTACTATTGGTTCGACCGAGAATACTCGTAACGAATTCATTGGTGGTGCAAACCAGACTTTCGGTGGAGCACGTCAGACTCGTGTACTAGGTGTACCTGTTCTTGAAGTTCCTTACTACCCTGCAGGATTCGTTGACCTAACGTTCCCACAGAACCGTATTTGGGGCTTCCAGAGAGATATCACTGTGAACCGTTTCTACGTTCCAAAGAAGGATACAATCGAGTATACTGTCTTCGTTCGTTTCGGGATTGCCTGGGAAGAACTAGATGCAGTTGCTTATGCAGACACAACAACAGAGTAATTCTGTTTAGCGTTACCTTTGAATGGGGGTGGAGATTTATTTCTCCACTCCCTTTCTATTTTTATCTGGTATAATTAAAATAAATCTAAGGAGGATTTTGCATGACCGAAAATAATGAAACAACCTCAAAACAAACCATTGTTCAAACATTAGGATATAATAGTGATGGAGTTATGGGTTCAACAACAACCAATTCTGACTCGCCAACTCCACCATCAAACAATGAAAGACTAGAAGTACCACTAAATAAAGTGGCAATTTTTTCAACCAGAAATGTTTATGCAGACAGTTATGGAAACATTAAAATTGGTTATAATATTGTTGGAAATAGACATGCAGAATTTTGGTTACAGCAAAGCGGTATTCGTTTAGCAACTCCAGAAGAATTGATGGAGGCGTTTGGTTAAATGGAAGTACTAAGAGTCCCACCATACCCTATTTCAACATCTTGGGATGTGCCAACCGCAAGTTCGGCATACGTTTTTGAAATAGAAGACTTAGTAGACCATTCAATTGAAAGAACAACCCTAACATCAAGTGCAGGTAAGGTATTAACCTATGTAATTCCTAGGTCAAAAGCACAGTTTGACCGTGAGTTTGCTGTAAAAATTTATCAAACAGACCTTTATGGAGAAATTGTTTTAGAAGACAATTTAACTATTTATAGACCTTATGTAGACCCAAACACTTTGGCTACAACAACTGAAGATATTCTTGCATATAAAGAATATGAAATTATTGCTCGCTCTATTATTGATACCTATCTAATGGAGGGTTCTGGAAATGGAGGAGCATTCTATAATCATAAACTTGTTATTCAACGTACAGGAGAGGGTAACGATTATTTTCCTATTTGGCATCCAGTAAACCGTGTATTGAAAGTATACGAAAATAATGTTCTTGTATATAATGCAGAAAATAACCCTATTGGCATTGCTATTCAAAACGTTGATGTGACTAGTGGTATTTTGACACTGACAACAACAGTTACACACGGATTTCAAACTGGTCAAACTGTAACTATTTCTGGAGTTGCTCCAACTAAATTTAATGGAACATTTGTTGTAATTGAAACACCAACCGCAACAACATTTACGCTAGACAATACCTATGTTTCTGCCACAGACAATGAAGCAATAACTTCTCGTGGTAGCATAGAGTCAGTATGGGAATATCAGTATGCTCCATCTTTGGACAACTCAGCAATTATGCGAATGGAGTTTGATGAGTACAACCGTTTAGAGCAAACTATAAATCGATTACCAATTGGAAGTGGAGATTTAGGATTTTATGGATATTATTCAGTTGCTTTCCCAAGAGGATACGATTATATGTTTATTGTAGACGCTGGTTTTAAAGCCGTACCACCAGATGTGGTAATTGCAATTAAAAAACTTATTGAAGACATCAAGTGCGGCAAGAATGATTACTACAACAGATTTGTAACTGAATATAGCACAGACTCTTTTGACGTTAAGTTTGCACCACAATTTTTGGAGGGCACTGGAAATATGATTGTTGACAAAATTCTTGGCAACTATAAAGGAACACTCATTAAACCAGGACTACTATGATATGCGAAACTACAGACTTTGCCTACCCATTACTTGCTGATATTTATTATCCAATAGTTGATGTTGGAGCCTACGGTAATGTAAAGAAACAATGGGTTTTAGATAGAACAATTGCTTGTTATTTTTCTTCTGGAGGATTAAAGAATAAAAAAGATGTAAACGCAGAAGCCAATATAAATATAGATAATTTAATTGATGGCAGAGTAAAAAATGATTTAACACAATCCAATGATGAATCACTATATTCAATAACAAACATTATAGTTACAAACATTCGTGATATAAATGGAAATTCCATATATAGTGAATCTGCTGGAACACGTTCTGGAAAATCAACCCTATTTGAAATTGCAACTCTCAGTCCAATTCAAGGTCCTTTTGGTTCTACAGACCATTACAAAGTATTATTAAGACGTTCTGAAAATCAGGCGGTAGACCTATGAAAGTAACGTTTGATTCTAAAAATTTATTTAATGATTTAAATAATTTAGCAGAATACTCTATCGGATTTTTAGATGGTATAAAATTAGGAGAAAATAATTTTTTAGATAATCTTGGTCAATCCACAATAAACTTAATGAAAACTTTTATAGATTCAAATGCCAGAGTACAGCCCCAAGCATTACATCATGTTTATGAATGGTATCAAACTGGTTCTCCAGAAGCAAGACTATTTGATTTAGAATATTTTGTTAAAAGTTCTGGCTTGTCTTTTAACTATACTTTTAGTCAATCAAATTCTTTTGCAAACGGTTCAAAAGAACCCTTTTACAATAAAGCACAAATAATGGAAAATGGAACCCCAGTTACAATTAAACCTAAGAATGCAAAAGTTTTGTCATTTAACGATAATGGAACTTTTGTTTTTACTAAAAATCCAGTAATTGTTGCTAACCCTGGTGGCAATGGTGTGTCTGGAAGTTTTGAAAGAATACTTGATGAATTTTTTAATACTTATTTTCAACAGTCATATCTGTATGTTTCTGGGGTACTAGAGTATATACAAAATCCAATTACATATAAAGAGAACTTACCTGCTGGAGTTAAACAAGGAAAAAGTGTTGGAATTAAAGTTGGCTATGAATGGATATCGAAAGGTGGTAAAATAGAGTAATGACTACTACATCTATTTTGAACACACCTGTACTATGGGTAAATGCCTATCTACAAGAAAAGTTAGAAGGACTTGGGTTTGATACAATTCCATTTTTCCCAACAACTCCATCAACCATAAATGACCTTACAGAATATTTTCCTCCAGGTGGGGTCATGTGTACATATGACCGCATGCTTCGTATGCGTAAAAGTCCATTTCCACATATTAAATGTGAAGAATTGTTATATTATTTTTATGCTACAGCAGAAAACTCAATTATCAACATGATTAAGATAACTGAAAAGATTAACAGACTGATGGATGGTGAAGATGAGACAGCAGAAGATATAAATGCTTGGTGTGTTGCCAAAGGTTCTATTACAGTAGAAGGCGAATCCATTCAACCAAATTTTAGATTCCATAATTTCAAGGTATTCCAATTGCAAGAAACTCGTGACATTATTAATTTTGGTACAGCCAGAACCTATGCTGGCAACAAGATAATTTTATATTATGACTACACTATGATTGATAGATAGTTAAAAGGGTGTTATACTTATATAGAGGAAACACACGCCCATATATTTTATTAAAGAAAAAGAGGTGAAAAAAATATGGCAACTTATACAAGAGGAAATGCTGCTAACATCGTAGTCGGTGCTGCAGCAGTTTTTTTAGGAAATTACGGTGTAAACGTAAACAGCACAATCCAGTCAGGTACTAACCCTGGTGGTGGTGCTCCAGATTTCGTAGAAGCAACGTCTTACAAGGATACCCTTGCAAACAACGTTAACTACACATCTGTTGGTTACACTAACAACGGTCTAGAACTATCATTCGACCCATCATTTGGTGAGGTAATGGTAGACCAAATTCTAGACGTAGCAAAGTTGTACAAGTCAGGTATGAAGGTAACTCTAAAGACTTCTCTAGCAGAAGCAACTTTGGAAAACTTGCTACTAGCACTTGCACAGCGTGGTTCTGTAAACCGTTATACTAACACTGCAACTACAGCCGCAGCAACAATTACATATACTCCAGGTACAAGCACTGAAAACAGCACTGCACATGGTAAGTATATTGACTTGTTCTCAGGTGACCTAGGTGACTACCCAGTTGAGCGTTCGCTCATCGCAATTGGTGCTGGTCTATCTAACATTGGTAACAATGCAACTGGTGTAGCAACAACTGACCAAACAGAACGTGTCTATGTCGCATATCGTGTTGTAAACATCAGTAACGTAACTGTCGCTGCAAAGCGTGATGCTGCAACTACATTCGATGTAGAATTCCGTCTGCTCCCAGATGCAAACGGTGCTTACGGTAAAATCGTAGACCGCACATACTAAAAATTAAATAATAACTGAATACTAATGAGGCTGCCCTGGGGATACCTGGGGCAGTTTCTTTTGGTATAATAGACTATGCCTACTAATATATATGATACAAAATACATTTACCTTATTGATGGAACAGAGTTAGAGGTCAGTCCATTAAAGATTAAATATTTAAAAGAATTTATGGAAGTATTTGAGCCAATAAAAACCACTAAAAATGATGACGAGTCTATTAAAATACTTATTCATTGCATGAAAATAGCAATGAAACAATATTATCCTAAAATTAAAACAATTGAAGATGTCGAAGATAATATGGATTTGCCAACAATTTATAAAGTTTTAGAAATTTCTGCTGGAATCAAAATGGGTCAGCCTATGGATAATAGTATAGACAATGGTGTACAGCAAATACCAGTAGCACCAAATGATAATGGCTCATGGAAAACATTAGACTTGGCTAAACTAGAAGCAGAAATTTTTGTTCTTGGAATATGGAAAAACTTTAATGAACTAGAATCAAGCATATCTATGCCAGAATTAATGGCTATTCTTGAATCAAAAAGAGAATTAGATTATAATGAAAAGAAATTTCTTGCCGCTATGCAGGGCGTAGACCTTGATGAAGCCAGTGGTAAAAAAGAAGAAGACCCTTGGGAAGCAATGAAAGCCAGAGTAGCAGCACAAACTACTGGTGTTGGTAATGGAGACCCTAATGATATAACAGCACTACAAGGAGTAAGAGCACAGCAAACAGGATTTGGCATAGGCATGGGTCTTGACTATCAAGTTGTTTCAAAATAGACTGTGTTATGCTATAATTAATAAGAACCTTAAGGAGGATTCATGTCTACAACAATTAACGAAGCAAGAACTGTAGAACTACTGGACGGAACAAGCATTACTGTACGTCCACTAAAAATCTCTCTTCTACGTCCCTTTATGACAAAATTTGAGGGTATCGCAGAAGTAGCAGATAACAACGAGAAGTCTATGACACTTCTCATGGAATGTGTTCAGATTGCACTTCAGCAATTTGCTCCAGACCTAGCCAAGGATGCAAAGGCTCTAGAAGAACTTTTGGACCTACCAACCGTATACAAGATTGTTGAAGAAGCATCTGGTATTAAACTTAGTGAAGCCTCACTAATGGGTGGTTTAATCGGCTAATAAAGCGGTGTAAGTTGAATGGCTGATATCAATTCCAATATAAAAGTTAATATAGATACGTCAGACGCTCTGGCACAACTAAAACTTTTACAGCAACAGATATCAGCCTTTCAGCAAGCAATGCGAAATGCAGGAGCACAAAATGCTTCTGCTGCTGCTGCAATGCAGCAAAATCTTATAACCTCAATTAATGCTACTGGAAAATTCAGAGCCAACGTTCAAACAATAAAAACAAGTGCAGAATCTTTTACAGAATCTTTAGAAAAGAATAAATTCTCTATTGGTGAATATTTCAGATATGCTGGTGGTGCTTCAAAAACTTTCGGTAAATTATTTAAATCAGAATACGCAACGATAACTCAGGTAGCAAAAGAACGAGTAAAAGAACTACAAACCCAATACATTAAACTTGGTCGTGATGCTAATGGTGCTATGAAGGCTATTGCTGTAAAACCATTATCACTTGATATGAATAATCTTGCAACTAAAACACAGATTGCAGCACAAAAACAACAACTGTTTAATCAATTAATGACACAGGGTTCTACAAGTCTTCTAAACTTTGGTAAAAATACTCAATGGGCTGGTCGCCAACTTATGGTTGGTTTTACAATTCCATTAACCCTAATGGGTCAAGCAGCATCTAAAGCATATATGCAGATTGAGGCTGCATCTGTAAAGTTTAGACGTGTTTATGGTGACATGAATACAACTACAGAAGAAGCCAACAAAATGGTTAAATCTGTACAAAGTCTTGCAAATGAATTTACAAAATATGGCGTTGCAGTTGCAGATACTATGGATATGGCTGCTCAGGCAGCCGCTATGGGTAAAACTGGTGCAGACCTTATTGCACAAATAAATAATGCTGCAAAACTTTCTATCCTAGGTGGGGTAGACCAAACAAAGGCTTTAGAAACTACTATTAGCCTTACCAATGCTTTTGGAGTTGCAGCAGAAGATTTAGGTAAAAATATTGACTTCTTAAACGCAGTAGAAAACCAAACCACACTCAGCATTGATGATTTGACTACTGCTATTCCAAAGGCTGCCCCTGTTGTTAGACAACTTGGTGGAGATGTAAAAGATTTAGCATTCTTTATGACAGCAATGAAAGAAGGTGGAATTAATGCATCTGAG